GATCAGTAGACATGTGTGCCCGGACCCGCGGGAGATCGGATGAGAGGGGGTCGCGCCCCTCGTCTCCTGAAAAGGAGAAGAGCAATGAGGTTGCTGGTATAACTCCCGAAAGGGCGTCCAAACCAAACAGGCTCGCTGGATCCAATGCTCAGTTGGATGCAGAACATTTTAGACAACAAAATAAGTCTAGAAAAGCGATTACTGAACTAAGAAAAGCTTCCACCTCCGTGCCGAATGGTAAACAAAAACGTGAGAAGAAAATATGGAAGAAAAAGGCCCCCCACGGTGGTTCAGGTGGGCACAGCGCTATGCTTTCCAGTGTGAATGACATGCGCTCACAGAGCAGGGCCGCCCAAGATTGTTCTCGAGAAATGAGACAGGTGGCAGTCGAATTGGATGAAGAGAACACCGAGTTAGTCGCAGAGCTGAATGATAAATCCCTGAAGTTGGATGCCTTAGAGGCCAAAGCGCGCGACGACGAAATACAAACATCAAAAGTTCATGAACAGCTCCTGAATGGCTTTAAATGCCACTGGACCGAGAAAGACGGACAAGGCGGAAACTTGTGGTTCATTTTCTTTGCAGGAGTAGTTCCCCTGCTGCAGATAATTGCGTTGATGTGGTGGACACAACAGCTGAGACAACTATTTTGGTGGCCTTATTATTTAATGGCCATATGCTTTCTACTCGGATCTTTCTTCTGGGATAGATGGCGCTGCCTTTCCAGCGGGCGGCAACCATACTTCTTTGGCACTAACACAAAGTACTCGTACAAATTTAAGAAGCTTTGTACTGGAGGAAAATACAGCCATCCTGATTTGAGGCCGGAACATCAAAAAGTTACCGAGTCGAAGTATGAAGCCTATTACGCAGAGTTCGAGTATCGTATCGAACAACACCATAGCGTAAAGAAGAAGCAAAGATCCCGGGTGGTGTCTGTCGAGCTGTTGGTGCAGCTCACCTCTAACAATCGTATCATGAGCTTGGCAAATAGTGCCACAACGACTGAGGAAAGAATGCGACAGACCGCTGCAGCCTTTAAGTGCATTAATATATCCAAGTTCCTGGCTCTGCAGGAGGATATCGTGGAAAATACCATAGCTGTTGCGATGGGAGTTTGGAAAAGAAACTCCCGTCGTCAGTTCGGGGATTTTTCCGTCGCGTCCGCAAATTAGGAGGCGCAAGGCAGTACTGTTATGGGTACAGATATGGTGAGGTTAAGCTAGATCCAATCGGCGACATCAAGGATGATGCGAAGATTTCGGAGCCACGCGAAGTGGATAGCGAGAAACGCCCACCCGTTCAGGTGTCTTTGGGGTGTCATGTGGTTGATGCTGCATGCCCTCATCCCTGTCTGTCTGATCCAGACACTGCCGCTGCGGGCGCGAGAAAGAGGTTTTGTTGTAAACCTCCGCTTGCCAAGCCTACTGAACTTTATAACTTCAGGAGGTTTGTCAGGTGCTGGATACGTGAGAACTTAGTAGCCCTCCCTCACGATTCAGACGTTTCAGTAGAAGCTTGGCTGGAACGTACCAACTATCCCCAGTGGCGCAAGGACGAATTGCGTGAAGCCTGGGATGCAGTGGAAGATATCTGGGACCCTGAGAAGGCCCGGAAGTATTTCAGCTGTTCCTCTTTCGTTAAAGATGAGGTGTACCCAACCTACAAGCACGCCAGATCGATTAACTCGCGATCTGATGCCTTTAAGTGTGCAGTAGGTCCCATCTTTAAGCTAATAGAAGAGCAGGTGTTCAATCACCCGGCCTTCATTAAGCATGTTCCCATGGATCAAAGACCGGAATACATATTCCAGCGTCTCCATAGCGAAGGAGCGAAATATTTTGCGACAGACTACACAGCGTTCGAATCCCAGTTTGTTGCAGAGTTGATGTCCGCCTGTGAATTCGAGCTCTATGAATTCATGACAGCTCATCTCCCGTCCGGGGATGACTTCATGCGCCTCGTGAGGGGGGTGATAGGTGGATTGAACGTATGCAAGTTTCGAGACTTCGTGGCAGAACTAAGTGCCACTAGAATGTCTGGGGAGATGTGCACATCACTGGGCAATGGGTTTTCAAACCTGATGTTCATGTTGTATACCTGCCAAAAGGTGGGATGCACCAATGTGATTGGAGTAGTTGAAGGAGACGATGGTCTCTTTACTATGGTGGGAAACCCCCCCACTAAAGAGGATTTTGCCGAACTTGGCTTAATCATTAAAGCGGAATGCCATACGAAACTGGAAACCGCTTCCTTCTGTGGAATGGTGTTTGATCTGGAAGACAGACGCATCATCACAGACCCCCGTAAAGTATTAGCAACTTTCGGGTGGACATCAAGACAGTATGCACATGTGCGACCTCACAAGTTGCGCCAGCTGCTTAGATGTAAGGCTCTTTCCTTAATGTACCAATACCCTGGGTGCCCGGTTGTTTGCGCGATTGCGCGATACGGCCTCCGCGTCACGCCTAATGCTGACGCGAAGAAGGGACTCACACAACGCAAGCTCTCTACCTGGGAAAGGGATAGGGCTGAGTATGCCATTGCGAATGCAAGCAGGTTCGAAAACGTAGAAGTCGGCAGGAACAGCCGTTACCTTGTTGAGGAACTATATGGTATTACCGTTGATCAGCAGATAGCTATTGAGAACTACTTGGATTCCCTCCAAGTGTTACAGCCGATAGGTGGTCCAATTAGTGACATAATGCCCCAAGAATGGCAGGATTACTTTGGAACCTATTCGTCTGTGGTGGACCGCACTTGTCCCCTCATGAGCTTTCCCATTGCTGAGCGCTGGCCTAAGATGGCCGGATTCCGAAAGGAATGGTGAAAACATCCTCCGGTGGGAGAAGACCTTTCTGTTGGTTTAAAACGGACGGCCGTTACGGAGTTGGCCGACACACTATCCGTGCGTAACAATGCGCGCTGCTGAATATCCTTGGTGGATTGGGTGATTTGGACACTTAGAAACCCTGGTGAAAAGAGCGGAAGAAACCTTGTACTAGACCCC